TTATTATTCACTTCTATTTCGTTTAAAGCAGAAGTTAAAGAATAAAAACCAGCTGCTTGAACGATAATACTTAAAGCCATAAAACCTGTCAGGGTGGACGTACCCTTTGTTTTTCTCTCATTATACATTATTCACGTTTCCTTTCAATAATCACTTTCTATGTAATCTTCTAATTTAATTTTAGGCACTGTTGAAATAAGACAATCTTGGCAAATTTGTTCTCCGTCATATTCAAACAGCTCTTCTGCCTCATCTTCACACTCATCACAATAAAAGTGAGGAACATTTCTGTTTCTGCAAGTGCTTCCTCGGCAATGTAATGCACAATCGCAACAATCGTTTTCAAATTTTATCATTCGTTTTATCACCTCCTTAATTGTGATACTATTATTATATCACTTTAAGAAATTCTGTCAAGCAATTTTTAATGTGTCTTTTATTATTTACTTATAATTTAATAAAAGTGGATTTTCATTATGCTATATTATTATGTAGAATAATGTTTCCCAACAAAATCTTCATAATCCATAATAGCCGAATCCTTAA